ACAACTCGACTTAGGTATGCCACGTTAGTTGGGTCCACAGTAGTTGGTTTAATCATAATTGATATTGTTGCATAGGCAGCAGTATTTGGAGATACTACGCGCTCTGTAAAGTTGCCCCACGAACCCGTACTTCTAGATCCACTACTTGATGCGTAGTTTGTGGATGGCCCAGTATCTATTGCAGTTACGGTACTTATTTCAGTCTTCGCGTTGTCATACCAAGTAATGACATACTGTGGGGTAAATATAGATCCTGAATCTATGTAGCTCAAGGCAGTAGATATCTGGTAAGCAGTTCCCGGGTATACCTTTACATTAGTTTGTTGAATACCAAAATAATTGGATGCAATGTTATTTGTTAATGATATAAAGTTTGGAGTGTGAGCACCGCTGTAGTAATTGCTTGCAACTTGGCTTAATGACCCAGCCCCGATATACCTAGCAATTGCTGGAGAATTTGCAGTGCTTACGGAAGTACTAGTTAGAGGGCTTAGAGATGATGCAACCACTCCAGTCCAACCATAAATGCCGTTGGCAAATAAAGAAGACTTAACAAGCGATCCTGCAGTCTCATTAACAGGTGTATTAGGCAACCCGTATTGCAAAGTATACGTGCTTCCAAGAGGCAAGTAGTTAGCAACCGTACTTGCTAGACGAGAAAACTTAGTTGTTTTGTTTGGCCAGTAATAGCTGCGACCAATACCCGACATAGTCGAGTTAGTCGCATAGTATGTCGCACTTCCAATAGTTCCGGTAGTGTAAGTGTTTCCACTAGAAGTATCTACGTAGGCGCTTACTGTATCTCCAACTTCTAGTTGGGCTCCATCTAAGTACCAAGTGCCTGAGCTACCGCTATCAGCATCAAACCTAACGTTAAAAGTTATAGTGGGGTTGCTAAAAATAGCTGCATTAAGAATAATACTCTTATCTAGCCTTACCCAGTTACCTGCTTGAGCGTATACATAATCTGTAGGGTTTGAGCCCAACACCGAAGACGCACCAGATGAAGCTAGAGTTAGTCGGAACTTTCCTGAGACAGCTGCGTAGACATATACTGACCCCGACAAAACATCCCCAATATTAGGAAATACGGCGGTCGAACCACCTGTCATTTTTACAGGCAAATTTACAGTAATAGATACTGCACTTGGGTCAGCGGTGTACGCAACTGCTCCAGAGTAAGTTCCAAACTTTTTTTGAGCAGTGCTTGCAGATAAAGTAGCAGTGCCGGTAGTTACTGCCCAGCCCGTAGTAGTACCAGAACCGTTGTTTTCAAAACTAGGGTTAGGTACAAAGTTTGTTCTTAATCTGGTTTCCCAAGCACAGTCACTTGGATAAATGTAGTCCGTACTAACTAGCTCGCTAGTTGCAGCAGGAGGCCCACCATTTCCCTGGAAGTACAGGCCCGGTGTTATGCTCTCTTCTAACATAGCTGCGTCAACCCACCAGTTTCCTGAAGGAGTTGAAGTAAACTCAAGAGACACTACAGCAGACGGTAATCCATTTGAACCAAAGTACTCTGGAGATAAAGCCGTAACACTGATTCGAGTCCAGTCACCGCCAGCAGTTAAAGCAACTTCACTTGAGTATGTCTTGTATGGAGTAGGGCTAAAGTAAGAACCTACAGCATCTGTAGATGCGTTAGCTTGTTCAGAAAATTTTTGTGGTGAGTTAAACTCTATAGCGGCCTTAACTCCAACAGCAGAAGCACTCTTTACATAAATACTAAAAGTATAGTAAGTAGCTGGAGTTAGATTTTTTACCCAGTCAGAGTACAGCACTGAACCTACGCCATTAAACTTAGCCACTGCGACTCCGCCCGAGTAAGGCGGGGTTTGTGTAAAGTCTTGGACAAATGTTCCTGAACTAGGGCTTATAACATTCCAACTAGAGATGCCTTCTTCAAAGTTAGGATTATTAATGTAGTTAGTTCTAGCGCCTCGGATAGCAATTTTTACATCTCTAGGATCCTCATAGACAAAGTCACCAATGCCGTAATTAATACTAGCCACTAAGCTAGGGTAAACATTAAATGAGAAGTAATCTAAAGCTATTGAATCTCTGGCAGAAGTAGTGGTACTACTAGTAAGCCCTGCAGTACTAATGTAAATGCCCGCGTAAGCAGCATTGGCTGGTGAGTAAGCCGCGGCGTAGGAAGTATTAGACTGAAATTTATACCACGACCCAGGTGATCCCTTTAATAAGGTGACGGTAGTTCCTGCGGTAGCGTTAGACAAGAAATTACCCCGTGCGTCGTACCAGTTTATTTGAGCAGTTATTGTGCATGCATTTGTTGTATGGGAATTAGTGTCCAAAGCTTTTGCCCAACCCGAAAATAAATAGGGAACTCCCGGGGATATAGGTATAAGTTTTCCAAGGGTTTCTTCAGTAGACGTTTCTGCACCGTAAGATTTAATTGTTGGGGCGCTGTACGCACTTGCAACAACCACTGATCCGCTCACATTAATCGTACTAGTGCCAGTGCCTTTTTGAGCAGTGTACCATCCGCTAGGAGGTTTTACCGGGATAGCAAAACTATTAGTAAATCCATTATCAACAGGTGCTGGGCTAGCTAGTACTGTCCAAGTACCATTAAAATTAGCACTGCCAGTAATAGTTACCGTGTCTCCAGCAACAAGCCCATGCACATGGACCCCAACGTTAACTGTTGTATACGCTGACCCAGAAACATTAGTAAAGCTATCTACAGTAAACGTATTAGTTACAGCAGCTGGAATGCTAAACTTCGTGTCAGATATTTTTGTAATGGACTGATTACTCAAGTTAAAAATTGTTGGTTTTACGCCCGTAATTGTTACTACGTTGCCAGTAGTTAAAGCATGATTACCTGTAGTAGTAATTGTAAGGGTTGCTGCGGGACTTGAAGGAACTATTGATTCAATCAACAAACCTCTGGTTAATAATCCATACCCATCTTTTAACTTAGTAAGAGATAATTCAGTAGCGGATGTAGGATTAGTCTCCCCCGTAACATCTCGGGACTTATACTGGAAGTATCCACCAAGGCTGTACCAATTACCGCGGTCACCTTCAAAAGAAGAGTCTGCCGTACCAGGTAATAGGTTCTTACCAATAGTGATGTTGGCATTAAAATTAGTTAGCGCCTTAACATATTTTTGCAAACCAAGGCGGGTTCCCTTTAGAGAATTAATAATATTTCCAGATCTGTATAGGGATCTGTGGTAGTTATCACCTAGTGAGGGTTCGTAGCTAAACCCTAGAGAAGTAACTGCGTACGGCAGTAATGTGTGGGGGTAAATTCTGTAGTCAGATATATTACTAATAACTTTTACTTCAGCACGAAGCTTGTCGTAGTAAAACCCAAAGTTTTTTAAGAAAGTATAAATATTAGTTGCTTCATCGTCAACAGTTGCTGGAATATCTGGCTCACCTAAAGCGTCGCCAGACTTGCTAGTCCAAACATTAGGTAGAAGCTTTAATAGCTTGTACGTTGTGTCGTTATCATCTTCAACAATAATTGCGTCGGCAGACCCTACGTTTAGCCAATTACGAGTAGCGGTGTCGGCACCTACTAATATCCATAAAGAGTAAGTAACAATTACGCCTACAGGGAATACTGTATCAACGTCAGTAAAAGAATTACCTACTACAACGTATGAGGCTGAGCTAGTAAGGTTAGTGTCAGATCTTACTATGGGGGCGCTATTTGGGTAGTCTGGTGCGCCACCTACAGTCTTTACTATTTTCCAAGCATAGATAGTTTCAGAAGAAGATAAAGGACTAACGCTATTCCAAGAAAGTTTTATCTTTCTGTAGTCAATGTGTTCCGCTGTAAGGCCACTATTGTAGTAGCTTCCTGCAGTACCTGCAGTAACAGGATTTCCGTAATAATTTAAACCGTAGAGCGAGGAGCCATAATTGCTCATATTTTAGTCCTACCTTAAGAATGAGTCTTTAGGGTTCTCAACAATATGTTGATGAAACTCCCCTGAGAGCTTAGCTACTTCCTCGCTAATATCGTATACTCTTTCTTCAATCTTATCAATTTTGTCGCCAATTTTATTAACAGCTTCTCGAAGACCTCCGCCATTTGGTCCAAACTGGCTATTAATTACCTCTAGTTTTTGCTTCATAACGGCATATTCAATGCGAGCAGAAGTATGTCTTTCATCTATCTTTTTCCATAAAGCATATGCTGAAGAAAGAAACGCAGCTAATACAGAGGTAATAACAGCTAGCTCTGCAATAGTAGATAAGGTAAAGTGCATTACATACCTGCTAACATTAGTGGGTTTGGGGCAGCTAAAGCTCCATAGCTCATCAAACCATTTTCAATATTATTAAGACGATCGGCAAGAGTAGTCCAACTAGTACTCTGAGTAAAAGAGGAACCACCGGTCCATGTAGACGTTCTTACTGCAGCAGCACCTAAAACAGATTCAATAGCCGCTACTTCGTCTTGCAATGAATTGACATGCGACGCATAGATAACGTCAGTTGTGTCATTCTTAGTAGTAAAACTAGCTATGCTACTAGGAAAAGATGCTGCCATTGGGTCTCCAAAATTAAGTCTCTATAAGAAGTATATTATTAAATTCCACCAGTAGTGGTTAAAACTAATTTATCTGAAGTTAAATATGGAATTTCGTTTGTAGCTATTGTTATATCGGAGGTTCCAGAAGGAGCTAGATGTACAAGGCCTCCAACTGTAATAGCCCCAGGGTTAGAGCCAATGTTTACAACAAGCGTGTTATTTGTAGTTCCAGTTTGTGCGATCCAAGTACCGTTGTATCCATCTGGGGTAACTCCAGAAATAACTACTGAATTAGTAGAAACAAGTCCATGAGGTGTTGAGGTAGTTAGCGTAATATTTGTAGTACCTGATGGAGTTTGAGTATTAATTGTGTACTGCGTACGACGGCAAAGGTAGTTAAAGGTAACGTTATTAACTCCGGGAGTACCCATTAAAGCTCTGTAGATATCAGCCTGATATATGTCATCTCCAAAACCATAGCCATTGTAAGAGAATAGACCAGTATCTTTATTAAGCAGCCTACTTGCAACATTTACTTTTGCATCTAAAGCCTTGTAGTTATCAGAAACTACTAGGTTAGCGCTAATAAATATAGGTACATATGTAGGAGGGTTAATTGTCAAAGTAGTATTAATAGGGCAACGAGCTCCCACATAATTCTGAACGGCATTGATTAAAGCGGGGAACTTTAAAGGATCAGCTGCACCCGTAGTAGTCATACCCGGAGTAGATGTTCCATCACTATATGGCTGAATGTAAAGATTAACCATGGTGTATACGGACGAGGTAGCTGAAGCCCTTGCTACACCAGGAACTATTACCGCCAACGAGGTGTAATCATTTAGAGTTACTGCTCGGTTTCTAGTCTGCATAGCGCTTTGAATATTAACTCGCAGCTGTGACAGGTCTTCCATATCAGCACCATTAGTAGCACTGTTTGAGCTTGGATTTACAGTTAGACCTGAAGGCACTGAGTTGTATCCGGGCACGTATGAGATAACTGCAGTCAGCATATCTGTGTTAGATAGGTTTCCGTATGAGCCGTAGCTAGTTTGGTAGGTAGCACTAATTGGGTCGCCATCATTTGGCACTGCCCCATTAATTCCATCTCCAAATAGGATTACTGTAGTACCATCTTCTTTAATCTTTGTTGTGTAGATCTTATCAGAAAACCCATAGTCAATTAGGCTGTCGACGTAGTTCCACTTTGTCAATGCTGCGGATTGACCCACCCATACTACGACTGATCCGTCAACTACTCCGGTCTCTGTGATTTCTAATTCTTGGTATGCGTACCCATCAGACGTGCCCAAGGTTACGGGTAGAGGGTAATAGTTAGTATCTAAGCCGCTTGAATTTGCAGTATTTGACGTTAAAACTTGATTAAATATAATCGGTCCAGTATTTGAGCCATCTGCAATATTAGACGCAGTACTTGCTAGCTCAAAATATACTGTGGAGTATGGACCGCTAGACGGTGTAACTTTAATCTGAGTGCCAATAGGTAGGCTAATTAAAGAACCTGTAGCATTGTACACAGTCGCATATACTGAACTTGGAATTGGCCCAGATGGGCTGTAGCCGTAAGTCTCAGCAAAATTAATTAGATTACTTAACTGGGTTGTAGTTTGAATATTAGCTTCATTAGCAGCTCTGTCAATGTAGTACGACATTAAGTCTCCCATGTAGGAGAAAGCATTTACCAAAGCTACGCCAAAATCAGACTCGCTGTCGCCTGCCCAGTCAGGGATACTCTGCTTAATTACCTTAGTTAATTCACTCTTTAAAGCGGAAAAGTCTTTTGCTGTATAGTCAATTTGTGGAATGATCACTGTATGCTGCCTGAAATAGTTCCGTTACTTGAAAAGATGGATGAGTTAATAGCTATACTACCATCTGCACCATTAGGAAGGCTCACTAAAATATTTGCAGTATATTGTGGGTAATCAGAGTCCTGTATTTGGGAAAACTGTATGTCTACAATAGTAACCTCAGGCAAATACCTATTTATTGCTCTGTAGATAGACTCACGAACTGCGGGCAAGAATCCACCCATGTTCTCGTAAAGACTTCTTCCCATATCAAATCCATACAATGGATCCATAGGTTTTTGCAATACGGCTGTGGAAATAACGGATCTAATCTTGCCCATGTATAAGGAAGTATCGTCAGTTGTAGATCGTATTTTACCGCCTTTATCTAAAGTAAATGGAAAAGCAATTGATGTAGCCATTATATGTTTCCTTCCAGTGGAGCTCGGGTATCTCTAAATTGGTACGTTGAGTCTGCTCCGGATAGTGAGCAAAACCCTGCGTCTTGTGGCTTAGGGGCATATACATTAAACTTTTCAGGCTGCTTGTAAAAATGCCAATCTGGTGGGTATACCACGCCTTCAGAAACACTCTGCAAGAGTTTTTCAGCTGATTGTCGGTTAATTACGTAAAACGCTAGCGACCAATCTTGGTAAGCTTTGCAAAGCAACTCAATGCCTACATCATGAGTTTCATTATATGCCGCATAATGACCTGGAGGGACGTAAGCAGTAAACATATCCCAATCTTCAGGAAGCTGCGATAGATAAATATTAAAAATTTCAATAAAACGTTTTGAAAGAATTAAGTCGTCTTCTACCAAAATAAGGAAGTCTGCATCTGTTTCTAAAAAATTTTTCCATGCAAAGTAATTAGACGCCCAGATACCTATTTCACCAAACATCCAACCTTGTGTACCCGTAGGGTCAGAAGACCCATTTCCGTCAAGTTTAAACTCAGGATTTTCTGTAAGAAAAGCAGTAACTTCATCTTGATTAGATATGCTAATAGTTGGCGTTACTAACTTTTCGTAATGTGAGCCTAAGCATGAATGAATAGCTTCAACGTATTTTTGTCGTTGCAAAGACCTGTCTAGATGAAATACGTTATATATAATTTTCATTATGCAATCCTGTAGGTGACGTAAGTTGCTGATGCGGTTTTTCTTGTAGTAAAACGTCCTGAAGTAGTTGGTCCAATAACAAGATTGCCAACCGTGGTATGGCCAGTAACTCCTGACACAGACAAGGTTACGGAGTTAGTAGCTCCAGTATTGATAACGCTCCAGTCCCATGATTGGTTCGTTGCCGCCCCATTAGGAAGGTAGTTACCGGCTGTAATAGCTGTATCAATAGCAGTGCCCGAAGGTAACGTCATTGTTACTGCAGCAGCAGTAGTGGAGGTCACAATACCATTTAACATGTCAGAAGAAGCTAAAGTTGCCGAAGTATTGACAGCCGTAGGTGCAGAAGTTATCTTAAATAATGCCGTATCTCCACTGCAAAGTAATTGCCCAGCATTTCTAGTCATTTTTATCTGGACGCCAGAACCAACATTTGAATAAACCGTTAGGATGGCGCTTCCTGTACCGCCTTGCGAAGCTGCGGAAAGGTTTAACTCTTGAGATGCAGCAAAGATCTTGCCCGTAATAGTTCCTTGGCTAGCAGTTATGCTGCCCGTAGCAGTACTAAAGTTACCGGTTGCAACAATGCTGCCAATTGAATCTGTTTTAACAATCTTAGAAGCTACGCCAGCATTAGTAGTTCCAGAAGCGAGCATACTATCCGAAACTGTACCTAAATCATTACTAGCAATTAAAGTTCCTCCAGAAGAGGGCAAAAAATAATTTTGAAAGGATGTTGGAACCGAACTTGGAGCTATGTACGAATAAACACCATTTAAGTTTTTTAATCCCACATACGTGTTATACCCCGAACCACTTTGATCAATAAGAATAAAATCTTTAAAAGTAGGTTGAACAGCCTGTACGTTTGACCCCGACCCCGTAGCAGTAGTAACGCCGGTTCCGCCATTAGCTACAGGCAAAGTACCTGTAAACCCCGAAGCAGCTAATCCAAAAGATCCAACGTATCGGTAGCCAACAATCCAGATTACTTTTCCAGTTAAAATGGTTGGCGGGGTTCCTCCAATAAAATGTAGTGTTCCAGCCTGGTAGTCAAACCACCACTCATACCCGGAGTCATTAGCATCTAACTGAGTACCTGTTGATTGAGGATTAGTATTGGTTGATAAATCGGCGTACACCTTAACAAAATATTGTGAGCCAAACTCCGGAGTAATCCAATCAGTAAGGCCAGTAAGCCAAGTTACGTACGAGCCGTTTACTACACTAGTTGTTGTATCCGGATCGCATTTATCAGCAGCGGTCCCTGTGTAAACTTGTACAATGCTGCTAGTAGACCCAGGTGGTGTAGACGGAATGCTTGCAGACTGAGCCCAAATCTTATCAGCACGTAGCAAAGATGGACTAGCAGTAAGCTCATTAGCCAAACTTTTAGCAGTAGATGTATCGCTTTTTGCAGCACCAAATAATTTTTTGTAAAGTAGGTCAACTTTAGAGGAATCAGAAATAGCCATTATACACCTGGTTCCAAAGATAGATAAGAAATAGATTCACCAGTAGCTAACTCAATGCGAATGTAAACTTCATTTGCGGTTGAGTTTGTAGTGCTTTGAGTACCAAACGTACATTGATAGCTTTGTAACGTTCTTGCAGACGTAAACGGAGTAGTGCTTACGTTAGTTACTGAAGCGTCATTGCACCCGTTACTACCATTAGATCCTGGCACACCAGCACCAGCATAGTTTATTCCAAGGTCTATCCAGTTATTTAAAGAAGAAGTCAAGGCACTTCCTGGCAAAGCTATTTTAATGCCTGAAACTCCTGTTGAACTAGTAAGTTTAATTTGAAACTTTGAGAGACCTGCTTTAGAAAACTTAAATGTAAAGTACTGCGTAGCCGCATGGCCCGTGTAGCTGCTAACTCCTGTAAGAGTAGGTAACTGATAAAAAGCGGTATTTGTATAGTTATTTGCATCTCGCTTAATTAGTCCACCAATAACCTTAGCTTCATTCGTAGCTGCGGCAACTGTAGGATCCCAAGTAGTAATTAGTCCCGACCACGCTGGTGTAGCAGAGGCTACGTTAAGTCCAATACGTGTATTGCTTGTGCTTCCAAGGTTAGTAGCCGTAATAGACAGCTCATCTAACCCAGTGCCGGTAGCTAACGTTTTCCAAGGGATAGACTTGTTAAAAATACTAGATATAGACACGGCCGTACCGGTGCCAAAAACGTTAGTAGCGCTTACTGAAGGAACTGCGCCATCAATGCCAAAACTAGTAGCTGGGTTAAAAGTAACGGGTATTGTTACAGCAGTACTAGCTGTCATATTTTGTGTAGGGGTTACGCTTACATTTCCGTAAGTATAGTTTTTAGTACTACTGCCAAAAATACTTACCCCAGTATGTGAGATAAAAGTAGCTGTGCTTATCAAGCTGGTATCTTTAGCAATATTTGTAATTCCACATACAAGGCTAATAGTTGCGCCACTGTAATGAGGAATACCGCTAGACCAGTTAGGAGTTCCAGTAGAGGTGATAGTTAATGAAGTTGGGGTAACTACGGGGGCTGTTATGGTATTTAAGTCATTATAAAAAGTTGCAGTAGTACTCCCTGCGGAACTGTGTGCAAGATTAATAGTGTGCCAACCAGTAACTAAGCTTGTACCCGTTACTTGAGAGCTAAATGTTTTCCAAAAACCTGTTGGTGTTCCGTAATCAGCAATAGATGTAAGAAGCACTGAGGTATTGTTAGCAGTACTAGTGCCATTGCCTGCGCTTAGGGCTCGCGTAACAGCCGTAGAAGTATCACGAGTAACTGTTAAAGTACCTTCAGTACCAGGTCCTAATCCAGTTAAAGTGTTTGACGTAAATGAGGAAGAGCTAGTAAATCTGACAGTAGTGCCTGCCGCTACTTGAACAGTCGAAGGGTTTCCATTTAAAGTTTGAGAAGCTTGTGGCACAAGAATAACTGCTTGGGTACCAATAGTAAGCGACTGAGATCCAGGAAAAGCAGGGGGTTGTGCAGGAACTAGTAGGCCTAATGTTTGGTTAAGTAAGGCAATGCTATTAGTAACTGGGGTAGTTGTAGTAAAAGTTTGGGCCCCAGTCAATGCTCCGGCAGTAGGAGTGCCAAGTTGAAACTCATCCGCACCGCCAGCTTGGTGAGTAGATTGATGGGTAGTAGATGCCTTCCCAGCTAGAGCTGTATCTAAACCAGCTACTTGATCAGTAGCAATTCCTATTGCGGTTTGATCTAAACCAATAGTGCCGGTAGTTGTAATTATGCCGCCAGTAAGGGGAGACTCAGCAGTTATAGAAGTAACTGATCCTGAGCCTCCAGAACCACTTCCTGCAACAGCACTTATTACAGGAGTAACTGTAAGAACAATACTTGCAGTTGAAGGTTTAGTCCCACCCGTTTGGCTATTTTCTGCGATACTATATGCTTGAATTGTTACGTAAGTTTGAGAGATCTCAGATTGCCACATGAACTCGTAATAGTCACCCGCGGCTACCGTAAGAACAAAATTCCAACCAGAAATAATATGACCTGGGGTTCCGCCATGACTTGAGGGTACGCTAACCAATCCTGTAGATCCAACAACGTTTCCAATAGTTAGATCTGCACCAGTAGCAGAGGATCCATTTTTACGCAACCAAACATATACGTCGTGATCTTGTGTATGTGTATTTTGAAATTGAGCAGAAAACTGAATGTTATAAGTACCTGCAGTATCAAAAGTAATTCTAGTTTTCTTTGGAGACGTACTATTATCATTTGCAATAGATATGCCATTAGCTTCATCAGTTGTTTCAAACTGCATTGCTTTAGGAGAACCAGTTGTTGCTGACTGATCTACATAGCTAGAGAATGCACCATACACAGCATCTGCTACAGAGTTAGAGCCGCTCATCCATACAGGGTAGCTAGTGTCCCCAGACTCAAAAGTTACCCAAACTTTATCACCTACGGCAGGTAAAACAACTGCATTGATCAATGATGGTTCGGCCCAGTTTAAAAAGTCATCGCCTGTAATTTGAGGAACTGATATCTGTAATCTGTTAGTGCTCGAAGGATCAGAATTGTTAACTACAATACCGCTGTAGATTCCAAAAAATCTTGATCTTCCTACAGGGTCTAAAGAGTAACTGGTATAGTCTGTGTAGCTCATTTCTTTTTCACCCACCTAGCGTCATAACTCTTTGGCTCAAAGTGAGGTCTATAAGTACCGTGCACTAGTTCCATGTAATTAGTAGAAGTAAGACTATTATAGTCTATATAATCTTTTACTGGGTTATTTTTAGGAGCTAATGTATCAGCTTTAACTTTGTTAGCCATGTAGAACTCATTTGATTTAAACTCATATTGCACGTTTCTTGTATTTTTAGCATGGCTAATAAATGAGTTATCTTGATTAATAATTTTTGTAGTAATCTCATTAAGGTCTATAGTTTTAGCATCTTTTGGAGGGTTTTGCTTTAAGAGCTCAGAATTTGTGCCAAGTCTAGCAGTAATAGTGTAATGAAGTCTTAGGTTTACGGTATGCCTTGCCGCAAGAACTACCCACATGCCTGACATATTATCGGGCAACCCAGTTAGATAAATAGGTCTGTGAGGCTGTACGTCAGGGTCGCCAATTAATAGCGCATTAGCAAAATGAGTGTATCTAGTAATGCTGCTATTTGCGGTAGCTATAGACTCGGCGTGAGCAGCGTCTCCGACTACTTCATGTGAAAGATATAAATTATCCATCATTCCTGCCCATAAGTATTATTCCACTCAGCTGGAATATTTAACGGCAAGCTTCTTGCAGAACCATTATTAAGATTATGCTTACTATCAAATCTATGTAACCTACCATCCCTATCATGAATAGCCATACCAACATCTCCTTGAGAACGATACTCAGGGGTTGGTACGGAATCCAAAGCGGTAAACGACAATAATGTTTGCTGGGC